CCCCCATTAGTGCTATCTACGCTCTTGAGCCACTTACCGTCATCCCCATCTCGAAAATCACCATTAGGCACTTCACCCTCAAAAGCTCTAGCAACTGCTTCATTCACTGTACTAGCTACATCACCATACTTAGGGTCAATATCTTTAGTGTAATCAGTAATCACACCTGTAGCAGAATCATAAGTAACTGTGCCGTTTGGTGCTTCTGGGAATTTGATTACAGAGAAACCTCTATCATAACCAGTACTCGTTCTGCTAACTGGGTCAGTTATTAAATCAGTTTCAATACCTGCGATGTTAATAGTTGCATAATCAGTTTTAGAATCCCCAACTGCATCAGTAAAATTACGTCCTAGATGTAAATTAGCTAAATAGTGCTTATCGTTGTAGCCTGTATACATCCCTTGGTTTACTTGTCCATAACTAGCTGAAGTTGGTTTTTTACCCATATGCACAAAACCACTGGCAGCATACTTACCATTATTCTTAGCTCTTTCCTGTTCAAAGATATTCAATCCTCGAATCTCAGCAGGTAGCCAGTTAGGGTCAATAACTCCCTCGGCATTCGCAAGCGGTAATTTACCTGCGGCTGAGGTAGTAGAGCCTGTACCACCAGTAACTACCGCTACTGCATTCGCCTCTGCGTTTTCTGCTCCTGACTGTGCTGACTGTGCTTGATTCTTAATACTTTCTGTATCATTTTTTAAACCTAAAGTTTCATCTTTTAATGCTTCGGTTGCTATACGGTGCTGGTCAGTATCATATATACTGGTTTGAGCATCACTTGCTGAATTGGCAGCATCAACTACCCTAGCATCCAATGCCGCTGTTTTATTTACTACTGCCTCCGTGAGTGCAGTAGTGCTAGCCGTTAGTTTAGCTAACTCAATTGTTACGTCTGTCATGTATTTTTCCTTATGGGTGTAATGTTGCTATAAGTAATTGGGTGGTTATCATGTCTGCTGCTATAGCTATAATAGGGCCATCCATCTCAGTTATTAAAGTATTAAACTCAGTTACCGTAGTATCATTATCGCTTACTGTTTGATTATATAATACTAATGTATCATTAGCCTTAGTACTAGCTGTAGTAGCACTAGCAGAGGCTTCTCCTGCTTTTGTAAGAGCTATGGTAGCACTAGCTGCTGAATCAATTACTGCTGAACCTATACTAGCTGCTGAGGTAGCTGATAGTTGTGCTGAGTTACTGGCCAGTACCACATCTATATGTGTAAGTACTACATCGGCATTAGTGCTAATTACATCTACATGCGTAAGAACTAGGTCTGCTGCTGTATCAAGCGTATCTTGATTAGTTGCAACTAGGTCTGCAGCAACTCCTGCTCTATCTAGTCCAGTTTGCACCTTGTCTGCTTCTGCTAAAACTACATTAGCATTTGTGGAGACTAAATCAGCTGCTACAGCTGTACGGTCTAAGGCTACCTGTACCTTATCAGCTGCAACTAGAACCACATCAGCGTGTGTCGATACAACATCGGCATTAGTATTAGTTAAATCTGAGCCAGTTAAGATGACGTTACTAGTAGTAATCCCTCTATCAATTCCTGTCTGCACTCTATCTGCTGCGGTTGCTACAGAATCAAGTCCTGTCTGTACTTCACTAGCTGCGGAAGCATCTCTTGCAGCTTCTGCTTGTAGGGCGCTATTACCTGCAGCTTCCTCTAGTGTTTGTGTTAGGTGTGACTCACTAGCACCGAAGCTTCCCCCTAGTGCCGTATCGTTAGTCGTTATGTTACTCATATTAACTCCTTAAATAAGATTTGTGTTTCCAAAACGAACTACGGTCTGTCCTGCAGACATATTACGGTTCCTCTCTTCTTCATTTAATTCTTGAACGCTCTCCATGAAACGAGCTTTATACTTCTGGGACTGGTCCTCTTCCTGTAGGAAGTCAAAGACTCTATGCAATGCCCCAAATAATAGTACACGTTCATTGTGGTCTTTTAGCCAATTAAATACTTCATTGATATACCTAACATAACTTGTCTCAACTAACTCATAAGTTCTCTGCTCTAAATATGGTAGTGCATCATACTGAGCGGTAGACACTACTTCGTAGATATCAGGAGAAGCTTGAGCCGCAGCTAGTGTCAAGGAAACTGGTAGTATAGACCTAGCATCTAAAGCTGGTAGTCTTCTGTAGTAGAACAACTCAAGTACATGACCTTCCGTTGCAAGACCTGCTGCTAATATCTTACCACCCTTACGTGTGAAGTAGTTTGTGTAACCAATATTATCATTGAAGTCATAGAAGGTTTTAACGTCAGTTCTCTCATCATACATAGTATCTTTGTATACAGCATGAGATGTAACACTTGGAGTGTTATTACTACTAACAATAGCAAAGTCAGCTTGGTTATCTTCAGTTACCACTGTAGCAGCTACTGTAGAGCCTACAGGTGGTCTATCGATAACACCTGGAGTTCTTAGGTATATGAAAGAGACTGCATCAGGTGGTACTAGGAAGGAAGTGTTAGAAACTGTAGGGTTAACACCATTCTCATCGAAGTCTGCAGTACTCATGTTAGGTACAGAAACTGTAGAGTATACACCCTCACTTACCTTGGTACAGAAAATTATTAAACTCTCTTCATTCTTAGTTACGTAGTATCTTGTATGTTCTAATGGTGGTATTTCTAGGTTTCGATACGCTTCATCTGCAGAGTATCGTAGACAAGATTGTATGATACTATCAGGGAGTACCGAAATATCTCGGTTGGCCCAATCACGTACCATATTGACTAATTCGTTATATGTAGCCATCAGGCTCTCCTTATGTTTTTGTTTAATAGTTTAGGTGCCTTAGTTTTGACTAAGTACACCTCTTCCTGTGCTTTATGTTTAATAAGACATTAAGTAAGGGTATTCATTTTTTACAATCTGAAGTACCTTACGAGCATCTGCAGGGTCGTTCATGAACGTGGGATCATGTATGTTGATACCATGTTTAAAGTTAATCTCTATTGCCACTAAGTCTGGTATTGTACAAGCCTTCTTATAACCTGTATCTTCTTTAAGACTACCACTCATCTCCCTATCAAGCTTAGCAGCTTCTAAGAAGGGGCGGTGATCTTGAGTAACCTTATAATCCAGTGTGTCTGTGTCAATCAGCGCCTGCATTCCTGCAGTGGTATTAATAGTTTTAGCCATTTTAAGTCCTCTTATTTATTACTTAGATTAAGCTAGTTGTAGGTACAAAACGACCTGTCTTAGCGATAAAACCAAGAACTGGGTTAGCTACAGCTACTTCGTGATTTCCAGTACCATTCGCTTTAGATGGATCATAAAACAAAACATTTGAAAGTTTGTATGAAGTACCATCAGCTGCTTGAACTGATTGGAAAGTGCAAAGCTCTGCTGGGTATAATTGACCAACTGCCTTTGAAGCTACATCACCTTTAATTACGTACATATTTCTATCTCCTATAGATTCTTTTAAAAAAGGGAGGGGCCCTTAAGCCCTTCCCTCAAATTGTATTAAGCGTTTACTTAAGACCGTAGATAGCGCCACAACCCGTAGGGTTCTTCACTTCTAAGGTACATTCTTCAACGATCATACCAACAGTAGAGTCACCTTTCTGACCAACATCAACTTCTTTAAGAGGACGAAGAGTAGAAAGAGCGAACCATTGTGGATCATAAATCAATGCACATGAATCTTTACGTTCAGCAGCAACGATACCATCAGCAGTTTGTAAACCCATGATGTAGTTAGGAACTACCATTAGGTCACCAAAATCTGACATGTAGATATCAACTGATTGGCGTAATTTACCGCTATCATCAATGTTACGACGAACGCCTGCATCACTAACCATAAGGTCAGAGAAGTCACGACGTAATTTAGGAGATAACATGATACGAGTAGCTTTACCACCGTTCTCATAAATCTTCTGCATTGTAGCATCAATATCTGATAAACCTAATGCTGTACGGCTAGCAACTGCAGCTAGTGTAGGAGCAGTAGTACCTTTAGCAGCATTACCAGCTGCAACAGCAGTACCTGAAGCGTAAGTACAAGTCTTTTCTGAGTTAACGAAAGCTTGAACGCCACCCATAGTACGAGTGCCAGAACCGCTAGCTACTTGGTAGTTAAGAACCAAATCAGCTTCGATATCACGACGTAACTCAGTACCACGTTTCTTAAGTTGGTAAGCGTACTCATCTGCAACACCAGCTTGATCTACAGCACGACGAGTGCCAGATACAGCGATGGTTTTACCATTGATTTGAGTGTAGTTACCTAAACGAGTACGTTCAGGACCTACAGGGTTAAATGCTGCGCCACCGTCACCAGCTGCTCCACCTGGGGTAGAGAAGTCAGCACCGTCAGATAACTTAGAGTTACCAGGAGCTGCTAGCTCATCAGTCTGCCATTCATGGAAAACTGCACTAGCTTTTGATTTACCGATTGAAGATAAGAACGGAGTCTCATCACGAGTAATCATTGAAATGAAATTAGCTAAGTCTTCACGTTGTGAAACGTTAGAGTTAGAAGTACCAGATGTTACTGCGCCTGCTGGACCAGTTGTTGCGCGACCGCCTGTTGTAGCCATAATTAATAGTTCCTTATATTGTTTTTAAAAAGTGTTTATTCACCTAAAGATTTAACTGCATAATCCCGTAAGAATGCCATTTGATCTTCTTGTGAAGCACCATCTTTGAAAGCTCTTGCTTTCTTCATGTTAGCCGTATCAGTTTTCTTTTGGTTAACTGTTTTAGCTCTTTTAACTGGAACAGCTTTCTTAGCTGGTACAGCCTTACGCTTAGCTTTGCCTTTCTCAACACCAGTCTTTAGTTTACGGTAATCGTTAAGTACTTTAACAATCACAGGGTCAACTATAGTATCTACGATGTTTGCAGACAAACCTTCACTTATAGCAAAATCACGAATGGAGTTAGCTGTTTCTTGAGTGAAGCCAGGTACGTGACTCTCAATCGTTTCGTTGAAATGATTTAGATTCTCTTCCCATATCTTCTTCTCAGCAACTTCTTTTTGCTTCATGACATTACCTTGTAGCTCTTCTCTAGTTTTACGTGCATCCCAGTATTTCTTCTGGGTGGTTTCACGCTTGTCTTTAAGTTCGCTTACAGTGTATGTGTCACCTTCCTCTCGTGCTTTCTCAATCTGCTTCTCAATAGAGTGGTACTCTTTAGATATAGATTGCTCTTTACCTAATAGAATAGCAGTAGAGGCTTCACTAAGATTTCTAATTTCAGTTAGACTATTTTCTTTATCTAACTCTAATTGCTTCTTAGCCTCGCCTAGTTCACGACCCTTCTTACTCAATGAGGCATCTACCTGATAGCCTTTCAGCAAGTCAGCAAATGATACATCTAATTCTTCGCCATCAACTTTGACGCGAACCTTAGCTTCTAAGTCTAGATCTTCAGCTGTGTACGTATCAGACTTTTGGGTAGAATCCTCTTCGGAGTCATCCTCATCTTCAGGTACAGCTTCTTCATCTTCAACTTCCTCTTCAGTATCAGTGTCCGTAAGCTCTTCTGGGTCTTCTTCGCTTACTTCTACTGTGTCATCAACTAGCTCTTGCTCTTCAGGTAGCGGCACTTCATCACTCTGATCCATAGAATTATCTAGGAAATCTGAGTTACTCATTACGGCATCTAACAATGCTTGTTCAGACGTTTCCGATGCTTGAATGTCATCACTTTGTGGTAGAGATTCTTGTGGCATTGGCATATATTATTCTCCTACTTAGCTGGTTTAATGGAAGGCTTAACTGCAGCCTTTTTAGTATCTACATAGATAGCACGAAGGTTATACAGATCCACAATGGTACCTGCATTCATCTTCATCTTTCCAGCCGAACGCATTGAGTCATACTCTAGCGCATTAATCATTGTCTTAATATTGTTCACGATAATATTTGTATCTATTTCTCTTAAACTCATACTCTTAGTCCTCTTCTTTGTTATTCATCATAGTTGACATATTCTTACCAAACATTTCATATTGTGTAAGTTTAGATTTAACATCTCCTAATGAAAGTACACAAGAGTAAATAAACTCTCGTGCTTTATACTCATGGGGCTCTGTCTTTAAGAACCTCAAGAAGTAGTCTGTGATTAACTCCCCATATGCGTCTGTGAAGAAATCCTCACGTTCACGACTTGCAAACTCTGCTTTAACTAACGCCTCTTTTGCCTCTACATCGGGGTGAATACCTTTTAGCTTCTTCTCAGCTGACTTGCGATATTTATCCATCTTCTACTCCTGTTGTGGAAGCCTACTGGCCTCCTTGGTTATTTAGTATCTCTCTAGCCATAGCAATCACTTGGTCATACGGTGGTCTAGCTGGTAAAACAGCCCCTTCCTTGACAGACTTAATCTCAAGTCCTGCCCACTCTTGGAATGATTTATCAATACTAACTGCTAATTGTTTAGAGTTATCATCTTGTACGTTCTTAGTTTGTGCATCAGTATAGGTAATATTAGATTGGCTCAATGCCATCTCTAACTCTTGCTTCTGCTGCAGTATCTCTTGTTCCTTCTGAGCTCTCTCAGTTTGGCTTTGAACTGCTTGAGTTGCTTTCTCTTTAAACTCTTCAGTAGTATAGTCCTCTAAGAAGTCACTGCTATCTAAACCTAAGGCTTCTAGCAATTGAGTCGCTAATACAGCTGGGGCTTCAGTCTTAATAATCATACCAGCACCTGCTGTGTTAAGACCTGGTAGTATAGTTTGACCTACCTGCTGTAATTTCTTTATCTTATTAGCATTAGAGTTCTCACCTAAATCAATAAAGACTTCACAATCCATAGTTCTAGGAAGTTCTTTAGGTACAATAGATGTGAAGATACCTTGGTAGTTAGCGTCAACAGTGTTCATATTCTTACGGATACATTGGTATACACCAGAGGATAAACGCTTAAGGCCTGTCTCAGCGAACCTACGAGCAATATGTTGGATACGTTTCTGCGATGCAGATTGAACCGCTGCTACTTTACTTTCACTATTACCCGATACATACAAACTATCGTTAAGACCTTGAGCTGCCTTAGACATACCCGTTGCTTGTTCTTTAATAGATTGTAAATGTTGCATAAGTGGCACAGTACCTGTTGAGATAGTCTCAGGAGGTAGGGCAGCCACAGCACCATTTGGGTTACCATTAGTTGGGATGATCTGCTTAGGCTTCATATTCTGCAAGGCAGAGAAGTCTACTACGTTTGGATCTGCCAACTTAGGTGAGTAGTTAGTCAAGTAAGTATTCTCTACGAAACCACGAAGGATTGCTGTAGATGCTAGTGTAGAACTACGAGTCATATCTGCAATTGAAAGACCATAAAATTCATATGGAATATCAATAGGTGATAATGAAGCTAAAGGTACCATATCAACATCTTCTTCATGTAAAATAAAGGTTCCAACTGATACAACATGCTTTAACTCAGCGATACCATCGCCATCTCTATCTACCTTCAACCAACATTCTGTTACGGTAACTTCTCTATTAGCTTCAAGAGCGTATGAGCTACCTACTGCGTTACTTTGGTAAGAATCACCAACAACTAACTTCCTTGCAGCTTGTTCTGATGAGAAACTGTTCCAAGATTCACCATCACCCATACCATTCCAGTCATCTTCGCTTATATTATCTGCGATATCAGGCCATTGCTTACGTATTTCACTACGTGTTAATTGTGTCTCAATACCGATAAAAGAGGCATTTTCTAATGATGTGGCCTCACGAGAAATTCTAAAACCTTCAGGTGCTACATTCTCTATTTTAACTCTAGACTTATCAATGGTGCGTCTAAGTCTTACATTTAAGTAAGTTAGTTCACCTTCACCTTCAGGGTTAACAGTAGCTTCATACTGTAATTCACCTACAATCTCTACGTCATCATCAGATAGTAGCTCATCTAGGCGATCTTGACTAATATTCTCATACTCTTCAAAATCAACTGCATAGTCCTCTACGTAATCCCAACGGATTATGGAGTTCTTCCAAAGTAGGGCTGATTTAATCCAAGTCTGTAGTTCTGACCAACCTTCATTCTGCTTAAACAGACAATAGTTAGTTAACATAGATGCTTGATGAGCATCCTTATGAGACTTAGGGTTATCCTTTACAGGTAGGAAACGAGCTAACTTACCGTTGTTTAGGAATAAATCACAGATAATAGCTGTATAAGCCTCTACAGTTTCTGTAGTAGAACTGTCTACGATAGCTGACACACCTTGCGGTGCTAAATGGCCTTCAGGTACTGCTGCAAACTCATAGGTAGACTTCATACGCTCTTGCGATAAGTCACCACTGTTTAGCCAATCACCTGTAGCTTGTAGTGCACCATCTGAGACTAATTGGATTAGTTCCTCATCCGTCACTTTACCTTTGTACGAGTTTCCTTCTTTCATCTTAACGTCCCCATAAGTGTGAGTTTTTATTATTATTCTTAAGACTCTCAGAATTATAATTACCTGGTTTAGGTAAGTTATTTTCTTTCTTCTCTTTCTTAGGGACCTCTTGGTCCTTCGCCTGATGTTCGTTGTAACGCATGAATACCTCCTCGGTATCTCTATCTATCTAACGTGAGTTTTAGCCATGTGACAATTAGCACAAAGTACTTGGCATTTCTTAATCTCTTCTAACATAATATCCCAACTTAAATGCCAAAACGTAGCATTGTTAATCTTAAGTTTTGGACTCTTAAGATTAGGGTCTATATGGTCTAAATGTAACTGACATGGGTGGAAATCTCCAGTCCAAGGACAATTTGGGTTAGTACAACCCGTTAACATCTTATGAGCATCAACATGAGCTTTCTTCTTAGCTCTTGCAGTAGGGGGTGTTACCTTAGCATCTAACTTCTCCTCAGACATACAACCCCCCTTTTTGTTCCTTATATAGGATTTAGTTATAAGTAATAACTGCTTATAACGCTTAGGGTAACACTAATATTGCTCAAGGGGATCCCGACTCAAAGAGTCTTCTCAAGGTACGTCAGTGTTAGCCTAAATGTTATTTAGTTGGTAGTATACTTAATGCCATACGGTATACCAGCGCACGAGGACTAGGGCATATTCTTATCAGGTTGTAACCCCTAAGGTTACACATGGGACTACATCCACTTAGTCTCATCCTGTTTAAAATCTGATATCTTCTGTTTCCATGAGATATTATCATTCTGTAACTTATCATAGTGTGTTCTCAACACCTCACAAACCATCGCTAGGGCCATAACACTATCGTCATGACTACCTGAGACTGCTTGGGTCTTACCTGTCTCTGTAGAGATATAATCTTTCAACTCCTGTATCATAATACTAGAAGGTACGGAGACTTCCTCATTCTCTATCAGGTTCTTAAGGTTACCTATAATAGCAGGCTTAGTGGCTGAGGTTGTTCTGAAACCTAATCGGTCACCAGACTCATTAGAGACATTAGCTATCTTAGTTTGCCTATAAAGGTTGACATATTCCATCTGGGTTAGAGATTGTAATGTGGCTATACCCATAGAGTTACTCTCAACACATAATAATGCATTGTTGTACTTACGACCTAAATAGAATAACAACTCTCCGTAGAGACTTGGATCTATCCTATTGTCACGATACATAGCTACTACTCTATATTTATTATCCATCACGATAGCACAGGAATAATCCTGACCAACCCCTAAGGCAACATCAGCTGCTATGACATAATTACAATCCCACTGAGGGAACTCAAATACATCTAACTTACCTTCCTTATGAGAATCAAAGTCCTTAGAGCTATTATCCCACTCTTGCTTCTTAATGACCTCTTGGGGAACTAGAGCATTCAGCTTCTCAACATTAAAGACATTAGCACCAGAGACAATAAAAGCCTCATCAGCAGTCGCTGGGTACTCCTGTTGGAACTTAACAGCACCTGACTCACCTATCTTCAACCTTCTCCAATAGAGCTGACCATTAGTCAGACTATAAAGTTCAACTAACTTTTCCTCTTCAGTTGTTAACTCCATATTAGCAGGGGGTGTCCTCGTATACTCCTTAGTTATATACCAAGGGAGGAAGATAGCAATATACTCGTTCTCACCAGAGATAGCACCCTTCCAGAGTCTATGAAACTCCCCTGAGGCACCATTAGCAGTAGACTCAAGGATAACCTCAGTACCTGCAGCACCAGAGATACCCTGGAACATACCAGAGATTATCTGACTATCAAAGCCCCAGAATGCTACTTCAGACAAATGAGCTATCGTAGGTGTTGTACCTCGACCAGCTTCTGGACTACCTGCTGTATATAACCTATATGAGCCAATAGCTTCCTTATCACGGTAAGCTGGAGACTTAATTATAATCTCCTTAGCATTAGACTTATTCTGAGTAGGTCTTAACATAATAGGCATATTACTAATCAAACTCTTACTCATAGTGAATAGAGCATCTGATGTAGCTGAATCATGAGCTAATATAACAGACTTACTATGGGGGCTGAAGTAGGACTTCCAGAAGACTCTAGCAGAGCAATAGGTACTAATACCCTGTTGCCTAGCCTTTAATATAATAGCCCTAACCTTACCAGTCTCTTCAACTTGCTTATCCAGACTACTAGTTATTACCTTCTGTGCATCATTTAATTTGAAAGGTACGAAACCTTTAGTTGCATCCTTAGTCAATATCTTAACTTGCTCTGTACAGAATAACTCAAAGTCAACCTCATATTTACCTAAGAGATTACGCTTCTCCTTCTCTTTAACTAACCTTGTAAGGGCTGCTTTACTACTAGGTCCCTTGGGTCCCTTACTAGCTTTGTCTACCATAATGTATCCTCATAAATTATTTGGTGTTTTTAATGCCTTACGTTCAATTTAAGGTATTACCCTTAGGCCTTACTGTTAGGTCTTATATATGTATACTATATTTTTAGATCTAAGAGATATCCCAATATAACTTGGGGGTACCCCTAACCACGTCCTGAGAAGCTCTGTGAGAGCTTTTAATAACCATCAGTGTCATTGTATGGGTTTGGAATCTTTGTGTATCTGTGTGGCCTCTAGGTGGCTCCTATTGGGAGTAACTGTGAGGTACTGTGGGGAGCTTCTTTTAGGTACTGTGGGGAGCTTCTTTTAGGTACTGTGGGGAGTAACTGTGAGGTACTGTAGGGGAGCTTCCTTGAGAATACCGTAGGGGTGTACCTGTGTTAGAGAGAGAGAGAATAAATCTTCATTATATATAGTACCCTTAATTATTTTGGGGTACCCCCTAAATCCTCTTAGCCCTCTTAGCCCAGTCTGGAGTTCCCAGGAGAGTCCTCGCTTCGCTCGTCCAAGAGATAAGCCAAGGGATACTCGTTACACTCGTAGGGAGAGTCCTCGCTTCGCTCGTCCAAGAGATAAGCCAAGGGATACTCGTTACACTCGTAGGGAGAGCCTCATAGTACCTGTGAGATACTTGGAGTATCCCGTGAGATAACCTGTAAGATCTGTGAGATAAGCCAAGGGAGAGTCCCTCAGGTACTCTTAGGTCTATATGCCAATCCCTTTTGTCTTCTATTAGGAGTCTATTCAATTAGTAACGGGGATTTTAGGAGAAGTGTGTGAGAATCTGTGGGGAATAGGGGGTATGTGGGGCTAACCGAATGTTATACGATTAAAGGTATAGTAACCGAATAATATACGATTAAAGGTATAGTAACCGAATAATATACGGAGACCCCATAAGACCCCATAAGACCCCATAAGAACCAAGCCCATTGAGATACTCCAAATAGTTCCCAATAGACTCCTAATAGACTCCCAATAGTTCCCAATAGACTCCTAATAGACTCCCAATAGTTCCCAATAGACTCCCAATAGTTCCCATAAGATAACCTAATAGAATACAAGCCATAACGCTACAGCCCCCATTCTAGCCCGTTAGGTTTGAATAGACTCCTATTAGAATAAAAGATTCGTAAGAGTTAAGTACTATAGTTATATACCAATAGTATAATCCCTAGAGACTACTTAGATATACCTAGAGTATACCTAGTACAGATACCTTAATAGGGATAAGTAGGTATAACCCCTAGAGACTACCAATAGACTACTAATACAATACCAATAGACTACTAATACAATACCAATAGACTACTAATACAATACCAATAGACTACT